ATGAACGCTTACGCTGAATCGATCGCCCTTGAGCTTCAAGGAATTGCCGATGAGCTAGAGATGTTGGAGCAACGCGGGCAGGACCGACTTTGGAAAGAGGAAGGGTCTGTGCTTGAGCTCGTTGCCCAAGCGGATGCTTTGATTCGATCTGTCCTCGGTGAAGTTGCCTACGACGTCAAAGAATTAGCGGAGCACAGACGGCGCTACGACATAGGTCTTGATGGTGGCGATCCGTTTTCATTTAGCATGTGGGTTGCAAGCGCAGCGATGAGAATACGGAGCGCGCAGAGTCAGATTGAGCGCGCCGCGAAGCCACAGCCTGCTGCGCAGCAGCACAACGAACATAGAGGGACGTATGTATCCATTGAGCGAATCAATCAACTTGCGGCATTGAACAGCTCAAGGTTTGACTACGCAAAGCTTGCTCAGCTCTGTCGCGAGTTAAACGTGGTGTACGAAAAGGACTGTCACTTCGCAGTTGCTATGCTGGTCAGAGCGATTCTTGACCATGTGCCCCCGATCTTCGGAGTGGAAAGATTCCGCGGGGTGGCTTTCAATTACAAGGGTTCGAAATCGTTCAACAAGCATATGCAATCTCTAGAAACGTCCCTCCGTAACATTGCCGATGGTTGCTTGCATGAAGAAATTCGTCGCCGTGAAACGCTGCCGACGGTTCAGGATGTTGACTTTCGGTCAGCCGTAAGCTCGCTACTCGGCGAAGTAATTAGGATCGAGGTGGGTAGCTCCGAAGCGTGACCCTGTTCTCAGCCTCGCTTGGCTAGTGCCGCAGAGTTCGCTGCTAAAATATCCGCTCAGACAAAAGGAATTGTCAGATGACGCGGATTAGACAGCCCGAGGCTTTGGCGCTCGTGCGGGAACACTTCAGGCCGTTGGCGTTCACGGCTGCGATGGATTCACCTCAGACCATCCATGCCATGTTGCTAGACGAGCACACCGGAGAGTCACTGGTCCTGACCGGCCTGCCATGTGGCACATCGGTCACGCGCGACCAGTTGGCCGCCCTGATCAATGTCATCGAACTAGACATCGCTGCGCTTAGGCCGTTATTGCTCGCGCGGTTGCGGCGAGACAAAACCGCCGTTTAGCCGCTACCCTCTCGTAAAAAAGCCGCCTCACGGGCGGCTTCGATCTTCCGGTGATTCAGCCCTTCGCGGGCAGTTCGAACGGCCTGAATCGCACTACCTCCTCCCCAACCCACTCATTCACCTGAGCCAGCCTTGCCTGGATCGGCTCCAGCTCGTTGACCGCCCACACCTCAGCGGCCTCGCGCAGCGAGCCAAAGCCCCCCGCGTTCTGCGGCACGATGCCCATCAGCTGGGGCGGGATCCGGAGCGCGGCCAGCAGATCGTCGCGGCTGATGTTCTTGATCGATCCGAACTCATCCTTCGCTGCCACCTCGCTCACCGGCAGCAGCTGGATGCCGTCCTTCTTGCCGCCCGGTGCGTACATGAACAGGTTGCGGAAGTTGCCCGGCCCCTTGGCTGATTTCAGCGCGGTGCGCAGGGCGTCGACGTCTTCTTCCTTCTGCGCGGCGTCGGTCATGTACATGATGAAGCCGGCATGGCTGCCGTTCTGGTAGTAGCGACGGCGGAAGAGGGTGGCCGACTCATTGAGCAGCGCCGATTGCAGCGCCGACAACCACTCCGGCAACCCGTACACCTCCTGGTTGATATCCGCCTCGCGCAGATGGCAGATCGTCCCGGCCTTGAATTCATGCTCATCGCGCCAGCCGCGCACCTGGTAATAGGTTTCCAAGTCGGCACCGCGGCGCATGTACTTCGCCAGCGTCGGCTGCAGGCTCAGCGGCTGGCCGAGCATGTTCTGCCGACGCTCCAGGTACGCATTGCCACACCACAACCAATCCAGGGCGAACTGGCCGAATGCCTGCCGGCTCAGCAGGCGATGCGGGATAAAGGTGCGCTCCAACATGTTGCGCTTGAAGTTGAGCCCGCTCTGCAGGAACACGCTCGCCCTGGTCGACTTCGCCAGCCCATCCAGCGACAGCGGCGGCTCGTACCAGCGGCCGTTGAGCCAGCATTCCAGATAGTCGAGCAGCTCGCGCCCGTCGAGCACCGGCATCGGGTCGCCGAAAGTGAAAGCTTCGATACCGGGAGCAGGGGCGGCGGCAATGTCGGTAGTCATCAGTAAATCTCCATGAAGCTGGTGTTCTGGGCGGTCATGCCCTCGAGGGGCTCGTTGTGCAGGGCATGGAACAGCGCCCAGGCCAGATCCGCTTGGCCGGTCTCTTCGTTGCGGCCTGCGGTGTAGGTCATCTGCCGGCCGCTGGCCGTGGTGGTTTTGCGGATCGCCATCAGCGAGGAGGCAAGGTCCGTCCAGCCGGCGTCGAATTCGAGCCGGCCCTTGTGAATCACGTCGTAGGCTTTCAGCACCAGGCGCGTTTTCACCTCCGGCGAGTAGCTGAAGGTGGTCAGGTTCGGGAAGAACTGCTTCACCAGCTGCGCCACGCCCGAGCCCATGCCCGTCATGTCGATACCGATGTAGGTCACCCAATAGCGCAGCGTCACCCGGCGGATGGCTTCGGCCTGGGCGGCGAAGTCCATCCCGCGGAACTGATGGCGCTCGAGCACGCGGAACTTCCCGCCCGGTACCAGCGGCGGCGCCGCCACGATCAGGCCAGCGCTATCGCCCGTTTCGGCTGGGTCATAGCCCACCCACACCTGGCGGTCACCAAACGGCCGATCGGCGAACGGCTTGTAGTCCTCGTTCCACTCGATCCAGCTATCCACCATGCACGGCTGCAGCACCGCCAGCGGGAAGATCGAGGCCCCGTCGTCGACGAACTGGCACATCAGCAGGTTCGCGTAGGCCTCCGCGCTGTACTCCAGGCGCAGCTCCTCGATGTCGAACAGATCGCAGCCGCGCTGCTCGGCATCCAGGATGGTCACGATCTGCCGCCAGATCCGGTCCTCGCAAAGCCGCCCCTGCTGCAGCGCGTCATGCGAAACATCGATGCTGATCCGCTGCGCCGCCGGCTTGCCTTTGTTGAAGCGCTCACCCGTCCAGAACGAATAGGCCTCATGCGCCATCGAGGAGGGCGTCGAGAAGTAGGTGCGGCGGTATTGCTTCTGCATCGCCATGCCGCTGGCGACCTTGTTCAGCTCGTTGAACTTGAACGTCCAGAAGAATTCGTCGAAGTAGAAATTGCCGTGATAGCCCTGCGCCGTCCGCGCGTTGGTACCGAGGAAGTGCAGCTCCGCACCGTTGCTCAGAATGATCGGGTCGCCCGTCAGCTCCACCTGGCACACCTCACGGGCGAACGCCTGGATGTACGCCTTGAAGATGTGCGCCTGATTCTTCGACGCAGACAGGAAGATCTGATTGCGCCCCGTCACCAGCGCATCGAGCAGCGCCTCCCGAGCGAAGTAGAACGTCGCGCCGATCTGCCGGCTCTTCAGAATCGCCCGGGTACGTTGGTTGCCTGCCCGGTACCAGTCCAGCTGATAGCCAAAGCACCCATCGCGGAACGCCTCCTCGAGCTGCTCGACGTGTTCCTCGGCGAACTCGTTGCGCTTCGGCGGCTTCTTCGGCCCCGCGTTGCGCTTATCCAGGTTCGGGTTGAGCTCGGCTTCGGTCCCGCCACCCTTGAACCGCTCGATTCGCGCCTGCCGCTCCAGCTGGCGGTGTAGCAGGTCGATTTCCTTGAAATCGCCACCGCTCTTGCCGTCCTTCAGGATCAGCTGAACCAGCCGCGCCTCCAGCGCGCCGCCGATCCGCTCCACATTGTCCGCCCGGTCCCATTCGTCCCGGGCCTTCCAGCTGTGGACGGTCTTTTCCTTCTCGTCCAGATAGTCGGCGATATCCGTGATGCGCCAACCCGTCCAGTACAAAAACTTGGCCTGGCGGCGGTTGTCGCGTTGAGCGGGGAGTTCGGTCGGTGCGTTCATGGCGCAGATGGTGTCGCGCACGCGTGAGGCCCGTTAGTGCCGCGCCCTGTACCTGCCGCGCATACACAGCGGGCCGATTGCCCGCGCTGCGCTGGCTGCCGACCATGCCCTCAACGCTAACGCCGCCCGCTGCGGCCAGCCTGAGGACATGACCCCCATGAAGAAATTCCGCTCCCGTTGGTTCCGCATCGGCGTCGAAGGCGCGACCACTGACGGCCGCAAAATCGAACGCAGCTGGCTCGAGGAAATGGCCGCCAACTACAACCGCGACACCTACGGTGCGCGCATCAACGTCGAGCACATCAAGGGCCTGTCCCCTGATTCGCAATTCGGCGCCTATGGCGACGTGCTCGCGCTGAAAGTCGAAGAAGTCGACGTCGGCGGCGAGAAGAAACTCGCCCTGTTTGCCCAGATCCAGCCCAACGACGCGCTGCTGGCCCTCAACAAGAAGGGCCAGAAGATCTACACCTCCATGGAGATCCAGCCCAAGTTTTCCGACACCGGCAAGGCCTACCTGGTCGGCTTGGCCGTCACCGACAGCCCGGCGAGCCTGGGCACCGAAGCCCTGGAATTCAGCGCGCAGCACGGCACGCTGACCAGCCGCAAGCAGGACAAAGACAACCTGTTCTCCGCCGCGGAAGAGGCTGAGCTCAGCTTCGAAGAAATCGACGACAGCCCATCGAAAGTGGCCGGCCTGTTCAAGAAGGTCAGCGAGCTGCTAGGCAAGGGCAAGCAGAACGAAGAGCAGTTCGGCGAGTTGGCTGAGACCCTTGAGGCGATCGCCACTTACTCCGCTGACCAGGCCGAAGCACTGCGCGCCGAGCAAGGCGCGCGCCACGCCATCGAGACCAAGCTCTCCGCGCTGGAAACCGACCTGCAAGCCCTCAAGCAGAAGCTCGGCACCACCCAGGACCACAACCAACAGCAGCGTCCGCCGGTATCGGGCGGCAATGGCCAGACCCTGGCTGCGTTCTGACCCCGACCCGCCCACTGGAGAACACCATGCGCAACGAAACCCGCCTCAAATTCAATGGCTACCTGGATCAGGTCGCCAAGCTCAACGGCATCACCTCGGCCATCGTTAAGTTCAACGTCCTGCCGTCGGTGCAGCAGAGCCTGGAAACCGCTATCCAGGAGTCGAGCGCCTTTCTCGGCCGCATCAACATCATCGGTGTGACCGAGCAAGAGGGCGAAGCGATCCTGCTGGGCGTCAACGGCCCGATCGCTGGCCGCACCAACACCGGCGCCGGCAACCGCCGCAACCCGGCCCAGCGCCAGACCCTGGCCAAGGATAGCTACGCCTGCAAACAGACCAACTTCGACAGCGCGTTCCCCTACGCACTGATCGACGCCTGGGCCAAGTTCCCAGACTTCCAGACCCGCCTCACCGCCGCCATCGCGCAACGTCAGGCACTGGACCGCATCATGATCGGCTTCAACGGCACCTCGGCCGCTCCGGCGACTGATATCGCCACCAGCCCGATGCTGGAAGACGTCAACATCGGCTGGCTGCAGAAGATCCGCGTCGGCGCGCCGGACCGCGTGCTGGAAGAAGTCGTCGCGGCCTCCGGTAAAGTCACCGTCGGCGCCACCGGCGACTACAAGACCCTGGACGGCGTCGTCTTCGACGCGGTGCAGATGCTCGAGCCATGGCACCGCAGCCGTCCGGACCTGGTCGTCATGCTTTCCCGCGACCTGATGCACGACAAATTGCTGGCCGCGGTCGAGAAGGGCGCCGCTTCCAACCAGGAAGAGAACGCTGCCGACCAGATCGTCACCAAGGCCCGCCTCGGTGGCCTGCCGATCGTCGACGCGCCGTTCTTCCCGGCCGGTACTGTGCTGGTCACCACCCTGAGCAACCTCTCCATCTACTTCCAGGAGGGCGCTCGCCGCCGTCATGTGAAGGACGAGCCCGAATACGACCGCATCGCCGACTACCAGTCGAGCAATGATGCCTACGTGATCGAAGACTTCGGTCTGGTCGCCCTGGTCGAAAACATCGAGGCGGTGTAAGCCATGCTCAGCCCAGCCCAACGCAACCAGCTGCGCAAACGCGCCGCGTTGCAGGCTGCTGAAGTAGCCCCGGCCATGTCCATGGCCGGGGCCACTGCCTACGAACAGCAGCTGCTGCAACTCAACCAGGACCGGCTGCGCCTCAAACAGGTGCAATCGGAGCAGGGCAAGGCTGAGCTTAAGCGCTCGCTGATCCCGGCGTACCAGCCCTACATCGAAGGCGTGCTGTCCGCTGGCAACGGCGCCCAGGACGACGTGCTCACCACGCTGATGGTGTGGAACATCGACGCGGGTGACTACGCCGCGGCGCTGAACATCGGCCGCTACGTGCTTGAGCACAATCTGAAGATGCCGGACCGTTTCGAGCGCACCACCGGTTGCCTGCTGGCTGAGGAAGTGGCCAACGCCGCACTCAAGCAGCAGAAAGCCGGCGAGCCGTTTGACCGGTTCGTCCTGACGCTGGCGGCGGACATCACCGCAGCGCACGACATGCCCGACCAGGCCCGCGCCAAATTGCACCTCGCCCTGGGCAAGGCGTACCTGGCCGATCTGGACGAAGTCGCCCCGAACGCTGAAGGCCTTGAAGAAGCGCGCGCCAATCTCGCCCGTGCCATCGACCTGCACAGCAACTGCGGCGGCAAAAAGGATCTGGAGCGCGTCGAGCGCCTCCTCAAGAAACACGCGGAAAGCAAGCCAACCGAACCCGGTACCGGCGAGCCCACCGAGCCCGACCAGCCGACGTCCGAGCAAGACGAAAGCCAGCCGAGCGAAGAGGGCGCACCGAGCACCGAAACCGGAACCGGCGAGCCACCCGCTAACTGAGCGTCCCCCACGCACTCGGCGGCTCGGGGCTGATCGACAGGCTTTCTCCTTGGCCTTGTCGTGAAGCCCCGACCACCGCCGAACTAGGGCAAGAACATGAGCGCATTCATCGCAGCAGGCGGCGGCACTGCGCCGTATCCCATTACCAACGATGGCTGGTTTCCTGACCTCGACGGCCAGCACCTGCGCGAATCCCTGCGCCTGGACGGCAGCATTACCGATGCCCGTCTCGAAACCGCCGCCGTCAACGCGGTGATTGAGATCAACCGAGAACTGAAATCCTGGAAGGCCCAGCAGCTCGCTGCCGGCAACGTCAGCCTGGCCGACGTTCCGGCAGATCAGATCCAGGGCGAAAGCCAGCTGCTGCACCTCTACCGCCGCGCCATCTACTGCAGTGCAGGCGCCGAGCTGGCCGAGCGCATGCGCGACTACAGCGCCACCGGCGACGGGGCCGAACGCGCCGAGGCCCTGACCCCGACCGCCGACGAATACCGCCGCGACGCCCGCTGGGCGCTGCGCAGCATCCTCGGCCGCGTGCACACCACCGTGGAACTCATCTGATGGCCAGCCTGCGCGCTCAGCAGGGCGACACCGTCGATGCCATCTGCTGGCGGCACTACGGGCGCACCGCCGGCGTGGTCGAGCAGGTGCTCGATGCCAACCCCGGCCTGGCCGACCTCGGCCCGGTCATCCCACACGGCACGCAGGTTCTGCTGCCGGAACTGGCCGTGCGCGCCGAACAACGCCAAATGGTGAACCTATGGGACTGATCTACCTCGCCCTCTACAAGGGCCGCGGCACGCTGTTCAACCGCCTGATCCGTCTCTGGACGCGCTCCAAGTACAGCCATTGCGAACTGGTTATGGCCGATGGCCGCTGGCTTTCGGCCTCGGCCATGGACGGCGGGGTGCGCGCCAAGCACATCGAGCTGAACCTGGAACACTGGGACCTCATCCCGCTGCCTTGGGCGGACTACCGCAGGATTGCCCGCGTGTTCCGCGCCAACGCCGGGCAGGGCTACGACTTCTTCGGCCTGTTCGGCAGCCAGCTGCTCTCGGCAGGCCTGCACAGCCAACGCCGCTGGTTCTGCAGCGAGTTCTGCGCGGCCGCGCTCGGCTATCCCATGCCGCAACGCTACAGCCCGGCCCAGCTGGGCGAGGTGGTCCAGCACATCAACACCCTCACGCCCAGCGGACAGTGGAATGAAACGCATGCATGACCGTCCCGAAATGGCCTGGCTCGCCACGTGGCTCCAGGAGAATTACCCGATCCTGTACGCGGCAGGCCTGTCGGCTGCCATCGCCGGATCGCGGCTGATGCTGGGCGGCGGCTCGCTGCGCCGCATCGCTATCGAATCCGTCGTTTGCGGCCTGATCACCCTGGCTGCTAGCAACGGCCTGGCGCTGTTCGGCATCCCGCTGGATGCGGCCCCATTCTTCGGTGGCATCATCGGCCTGGTCGGCGCCGAGGGCGTCCGCGCCGGCGCCAAGCGCCTGTTCGACCGCAAGGTGGAGGGCGTATGAGCGAACTCCTGATCATCGGCTCGCGCGGTCTCGCCGTGCGTAACCTGCAGGCCGCGCTCAAGCTGGCGGGCTTCGCTGTAACCGTGGACGGCGACTTCGGCGAGCAGACCGAGCGTGCCGTCGCTGCCTTCCAGCGGCGCGCCGGGCTGGTGGACGATGGCGTAGCCGGGCCAAAAACCGTGGCCGCGCTCGCAGGGCGAGACACCTCCAAGCTCCTCAAGCGGCAGGATCTGCAGCAGGCCGCCGACCGCCTCGGCGTGCCGCTGGCCAGCGTCATGGCCGTCAACCAGGTGGAAAGCAGGGGAAAGGGCTTTGCCGCCAACGGCCGCCCGGTAATCCTGTTCGAGCGGCACGTCATGTTCGAGCGCCTGCAGGCCAATGGCCTGAGCGAAGCGGAAGCTGACGCACTCGCCGCCAAGCATCCGGCCCTGGTCAACCGCAAGTCCGGCGGCTACATCGGCGGTACTGCCGAGCATCAGCGTCTCGCCCAGGCGCAGCAGATCCACGCCGCCGCCGCGCTCGAGTCCGCCAGTTGGGGCCTGTTCCAGATCATGGGCTACCACTGGCAGCGCCTCGGCTACTTCGACGCCCAGCACTTCGCCGACACCATGGCGCTGTCCGAGGCCGCCCAGCTCGACGCCTTCGTCACCTTCATCGAAACCGACCCCGCGCTGCACAAGGCGCTCAAGGGCCGGAAGTGGGCCGAGTTCGCGCGCCGCTACAACGGCCCGAACTACGCCCGCAACCTCTACGACGTGAAGCTCGCCCGGGCCTATGCCCAGTTCGCTGGCGAGCAGGAGCGGGCAGCATGACCACCGCCCGCCAGCTCCTCTACGGCCTCGCCCTGGTCGCCGCGCTCTGCCTGCTGATCTGGATGCAGCAACAGCGCATCGACACCGTCCAGGCGCAGGCCGATCTCGCCACCGAGCGCCTGCAAACCGCCCAGCAGCGCAACGCTAACCAGGCCGCCACCATCACCCGCCTCAGTGGCGAGGTCGCCACACAGCGCCTCGACCAGCTCGCCCTGCAACAAACGCTAAGCGACCTGCGCCAGGCCTACGCCACCGACCAGCTCAAGAAGAAGGAACGCCGCCGTGACGACCCAAACCATGCGACTTGGGCTGCTCAGCCTCTGCCTGACGCTGCTCGCCGCCTGCACCAACGTCCCGCTATCACCGGAGCCGCAGGTTACCGTCAGTGGCTGTCCGGTCGTGACGCGCTGCACGCTGAACCCGGCAGCGCCGAGCAATAACGGCGAACTCAGCGACGACGGCGACTACCTCATGGCCGCCTGGGGCGAATGCGCCGCCAAGGTGGACATCATCGTCGACCACAACCAGCGCAGCCCCCAGCCATGAACAAGCCCGAATCCCTGCGCGCCCACCTGCTGGCCGCCATCCCCGAGCTCAAGCGCAACCCCGACCGTCTGCTGGTGTTCATCGACAACGGCAGCCTGCGCAGCACCGCCGCGCCCGGCCTGTCGTTCGAATACAGCTACACGCTCAACCTGATCCTCACGGATTTCGCCGGCCATCCGGATGCCGTCGCCATTCCGCTGTTCGCCTGGGTGCTGGTCAACCAGCGCGAGCTGATGGAGAACCAGGAGAAGGGAAGGGATGCGATCAAGTTCGAGGCCGACATACTCGACAACAGCAAGGTGGACCTGTCCATCACGCTGCCACTCACCGAGCGCGTGATCGTCAAGCGCCAGGCCGATGGCACGCTGCAGGTCAGCCACCCGGCCGAGCCCGTCGTCGATGACGAATTGTTCCTGGTACCGGCGATGCGGGTAGAGACCAGTGAAGGGGAGCTGCTCGCCGAGTGGGGCGCCAATGGCTGATGACCTGCAGGCGCTCGAAGACTGGGCCGGCGCGCTGCTCAATCGTCTGCTGCCGGCCGAGCGCCGCAAAGTCACCCAATACGTTGCCCGCGACCTGCGCCGCAGCCAGCAGCAGCGCATCGCTACCCAGAAAAACCCGGACGGCACACCCTACGCCCCGCGCAAACCTCGCCAGCCTCTGCGCGCCAAGGCAGGCCGCATCAAGCAGCGGCGAATGTTTGCCAAGCTGCGCACCGCCCGTTACCTGCGCCTGCAGAGTGATGCCTCGAGCATTGCCATTGGCTTTGCCGGCCGCGTGTCCCGCATTGCCCGTATTCACCAGTACGGGCTACGGGACAAACCCGGTCGCGAGACGCCGGATACCCAATACGCCCGCCGCGAACTGTTGGGGTTCAGCGCTACGGATATGGAGCTGATCCGCGACCGGCTCCTGGAGCACCTCGTCCCGTAACCGCACGGGATCAAAGTGTGGGGAGGGCTGGTTAGCTCGCAAATTCCCAGCGATTGGACGTGGTCATGTTTCCGAGGTCGTCGGTTACGTTTTCTTCGGTGGGGTTGTCGAGCCCCAGGGTTTCTCTGTTGGCCGAAAGGATTTTGCCGAACTGCGCATTCCAGGACCGGTGGGCAGGTATTCCCGTATTGGCCACGAAGTTACCCATGTAGATTTTTATGATCTCTGAAGTCAGAGGTTGCTTCGCAGCGCTACGAAAGTCGGCGAGTATCTGAGCAACAACATCAAGGTCAACGCTAATGGTTGTTTTCACGGGCAAGCTCCTAAGAATTTAGTTTTCGCACACTGTTATTCGCATGAGCGCGGTTTGAATTTACAGCAATGCCCGATTTCGCGATGAGCGGCCGTTTTAGGATGACAAGCGGTCGTTTTGGTTCATTTCAGACCTCTCCCCATGTAACGCCCGCTGGTACATCCCATGCCCCGTGCACCACGCGCGCGCGACCGCCAGCATGGGCTCATGAATATCGCCGACCTGATTCGCCGCCTCGACAACCTGATCCGCCTCGGCACCATTGCCGCGGTGGACCACCAGGCTGCGCGCTGCACGGTCAGCTCCGGTGGCCTCAGCATCCCCAACTTGCCCTGGCTCGCGCTGCGCGCCGGCGCAAGCCTCGACTGGGACCCGCCAACCGCCGGCGAGCAATGCATCCTTTTCAGCCCTAGCGGCGAACCGTCTCAGGGCATCGCCCTGGTCGGGCTCTACTCACAGCAACGTCCGGCCCCGGCGAACAGCGCCAACGTGCGCCGCCGGACCTACCCGGACGGGGCTGTGATCGATTACGACCACGACCGCCACACGCTCACCGCCACGCTACCGGCCGGAGGCAAGGCGCAAATTACCGCGCCCGGCGGCGTCACCATCCTGGGCGATGTCGCAATCACCGGGCTGGTAACCGTCAGTGATGACGTGGTCGCAGCAGGCATCAGCCTGGTCAACCACATCCATGGCGGCGTACAGGCCGGGCCCAGCACCACAGGAGCGCCGCAATGAACCGTAATACCGGCGCCGCCGTGACCCCCATTGCTCACATCGCCCAATCGGTGGGGGACATCCTCACAACCCCGATCGGCTCACGCGTCATGCGCCGCGAATACGGCAGCTTGCTGCCAGATCTGATCGACGCCCCCTACAACGAGGCCACCAAGCTCCAGGCCTACGCTGCCACCGCCATGGCCCTGATGCGCTGGGAACCGCGCATCCGCCTGAGCCGCGTCCAGATGTACCAGGGCGAGCAGCGAGGCGCCGTGGTCATCGAGCTTGAAGGCACGCGTGTGGACAGCAACGAAGCCCTGAACCTGCGCGTCCCGGTCGCGCTGGGAGCGACGTCATGAGCGGTTTCACAGCCATCGACCTGCCACAACTTCCGGCCCCCCAGATCATTGAGGCGCTCGACTACGAAACCATCCTCGCCGAGCGAAAAGCCTATTTGGTTTCCCTGTATCCGGTCGATGAGCAGGCCGCGATCGCCGCCCGCCTCGAGCTCGAATCGGAGCCCATGACCAAGCTGCTCCAGGAGAACGCCTACCGCGAGCTGACGCTTCGCCAGCGCATCAACGATGCTGCCCGCGGCGTCATGCTGGCCTACGCCACTGGCAGCGACCTGGACCAGATTGGCGCCAACTTCTCCATTCAGCGCCTGGTGGTCGAGGCGGGTGATCCGACCGCAGTGCCACCCGTTGCGCCAATCCACGAAACGGACGCCGATTTTCGCCGGCGGATCCAGCTCGGGTTTGAAGGCTTCAGCACCGCCGGCCCGGAAGGCGCCTACCTCTTCCACGCGCTGGGCGCTGATGGCCGCGTGCTGGATGCCGGCGTGTATGGCCCCCCAGAATCACCCGGCGTCGTGCGAGTCGCCGTGCTATCTCGCGAGGGCAGCGGCCATGCAACTGAGGATCTGCTGGAAGCCGTCCAAACCACCCTACGCGACGATGACGTGCGCCCGCTGACCGACCACGTCCTGGTCGAATCAGCCGAGGTGCTTGAGTATCAGGTTACGGCCTCGCTGACCTTCTACCCCGGCCCGGATAAAAGCGTTGTGCTGGCCGCTGCCCATGCCGCGTTAACTGCCTACACCCAAGCCAACCACCGCCTGGGGCGGGACGTGACCCTGTCGGGTCTATATGCCGCATTGCATCGCGAAGGCGTCCAGAACGTCACCGTGTCGAGCCCCCTCGCCAATGTCATCGCCGGCTGGAACCAAGCCACCTGGTGTACCGGCATCGACCTGCTAGAGGGCGGCACGGATGAATGAGCCGATGCTGCCACCCAACGCCACCCAGCTTGAGCGCGCCCTGGCCGAAACCACTGCGCACCTGGGTAGCCTGCCGGTCCCGGTGCGCTCGGTCTGGAACCCGCAGACTTGCCCGGTGGCTACGCTCCCCTGGCTCGCCTGGGCGCTCAGCGTCGATGACTGGAACGGCCTCAGCGAAGCTCAGCGCCGTGCGCTGATCGCGGCGTCCTACCGCATCCACCGGCGCAAAGGCACCGTGTCCGCCGTGCGTGAAATTCTCAACGCCAGCAATGCTGACGTCCGCCTGGTCGAGTGGTGGCAAACGCAGCCCCAAGGCACCCCGCACACCTTCACCGTCGAGGTGGAGATCGAAGACCGCGGCATCACCCAAGGCACGCTTGAAAACATCGAACGGCAGATCGTCAGCGTGAAGCCCGTGCGCAGCCACTTCACCACCCGACTTATCGGCAAAACGCGCGCGGCCATCCATATAGGGCTGGCCGCATTCAGCGGTGAACACACCGAAGTCCTTCCCTACCGCCTGACCGAAGCAGAAGCGCCCCCCACCATTCCGCGCTTGGCGGTCGGCTGGTGGGAGCACATCACCACAACCATCTATCCCCAGGGTGCCCATGGCTAACTACTACACCATCCCCACCAACCTGGGCGCCGCTGCGCTGGCCAATGCACTGGCCAACAACACCACCGTCCAGTTCACCCACCTCGCCCTGGGCGATGGCAACGGCGCCGCGGTCAGCCCGGTTCAAGCTGCCACCACTCTGGTGCGCGAGGTGCACCGCGTCCCCATCAGCAGCGTCACGGTTGATGTAGAGAATCCCAACTGGGTGCGCATCGAGGCCGTGGTGCTATCCACTATTGGCGGCTGGACCATCCGCGAGCTGGGGCTGATCGGCGCCGGCGGCAAACTCCTCGCAGTAGGTAACTTCCCGGAGACATACAAGCCGCTGGTGGAGGAAGAAAACGCCAGCCGCGACATGACCATCCGCATGGTCATCGAGGTCAGCAACGCCTCGGTGGTATCGCTGGTGGTCGATCCATCCGTTGCAGTGGCCACCAACCAGAGCATCGCCAACGCCGTCGCGCAGCACGAAGCCAAGCCAAACCCGCATCCGCAGTACCTCACCGAGACGGAAGCGAATGCACTCTACGCAGGCAAAGACCTGCCTGGGGCTAGCACCACAACCAGCGGCATCGTTGAACTGGCCACCGTAACGGAAGCCAAGACGGGCACCGATACAGCGCGAGCAGTCACGCCCGCTGGCGTGGCGGCGGTTATAGCCGCCCACACAGCCGCAACCGACCCCCATTCGCAATATTTAACCCACGACGAGTACGCAGCAGCCCAGCTGGGCCAGCGCGCGCGCCGCATGTTCTACGCCGCTGGCGTGTAAGGAGCCAAAGATGCCATCAGGAAAACTAGGCGCGGCCGACCTGGCCGCCAATACCGACACGACGCTGTACACCGTGCCCGCCGAAAAGGTGGCCACGGTGACCGTCTCGTTCTGCAACCGCGCAGCTGCCGCTGTAAAGGTGCGCCTTGCAGCGTCCGCCACGGGCGTGCCGGCTGCGGCGGACTATCTCGAATATGACGCAATGGTCTTGGCCAACGGCGTGCTGGAGCGCACCGGCATCGTGCTGGGTGCGGGTGAAAATTTGATAGCACGAGCAGATGTTGCGGCGGTGACCGTGCGGGTTCATGGATTTGAGGAGGTAGCGTAATGGGACGATTTTTGAGTGAGGCTCCAGACACAGGGGCGAGCGCAGCGATCACCACGGCGACAAAGGTCGTCCCTGCCAGCTACATGGGCGAGTTCGGGAGCGGGTTGTGGCGGGCTTTCTCAGTCAGCGCAACGTTCACAGTTCCGCCTGGCGTGAAATCCATGCGTGGCAGGTGCGTTGGCGGCGGTGGCGGTGCATACGGGGCTGGCGGCGGTGGCGGTGGCGGATACGCTCATGGCGAGTTTTCAGTAACCCCAGGGCAGAGCATCAGTATCACCGTGGGCGCTGCGGGGGCTGTTTACGCTGGCGGGGGAACGTCTTCCATCGGTGCCTTTATGACTGCTACAGGCGGAGGATCGTCCCCTGGCGGAGGTAGCGGTGGCGTAGGAGCCGGCGGGGACTTTCGCGCCTCCGGCGGTAACGGCAGTGGTGGCGGTGGCGGGGCAGGTAGCCAGCTTGGCGATGGGGGCGCTGCCGGAAATGGCGGCGGCGGCGTTTCAGGCGGTGCAGGCGGGACGGATGCAGGCGGCAGACCGCCTCGCCGAGCACCGCAAGGCCATCGGCCTGTAAGCCATGCGCGGCCAACGCCCACCGTTTCGCAACCGCCGCAGCCGCCAAGCGCTGCGGCAACCCCAACCCCAAGGAGCACACCCATGAGCAAGCCCGAGACCCTTGAACCCACCGAGGCAACCGCCGCCGTGGCCGAGAACCCCAACCAGAAAACCGTCGAGCTTGATGCCCCGATCATCCGCGGCAACCAGGTGATCGACAGCCTGACGCTGCGCAAGCCGATGGCCGGTGAGCTGCGTGGCGTATCGCTGATGGAACTGTCGCAGATGGACGTCCTCGCGCTGCGTACCGTGCTGCCGCGCATTTCCAGCCCAACGCTGACCGACGTTGAGATCGGGCGCATGGACCCGGCTGACCTGCTGCAGTGCGGCGTGGCGGTGTCCGGTTTTTTGTTGCCGAAAGCGGCGCGGGAGAAGGCCTTCCTCGACGCGTAGAAGATGCGATGGCCGATATCGCCATCGCCTTCCACTGGAGCCCAGCAGACATGGCATCGCTGGGCCTCGCTGAACTGATGGACTGGCGCGAGCGCGCCCGCAAGCGTTTAGAGGCGAAGCATGGCGCGTGACTTGAAGCTGGAAGTTGAACTGGGCCTGATCGACAAGGCTCTCGGCCCGATCAAGGCCATCACCCAGGGCAGCGGCAAGCTGGCCAAGCAGCTCAAAGCCAGCCGCGACCAGATGAAGGCCCTCAACGAGCAGCAGCGTGACGTGGCTGGCTTTCGCAAGGCCAGCATCGAGGTCGTCAAGCAAACCCGCGCCATGCGGGACCTGCAAACCAAGATGCGCGGCCACACCGAGGCGCTCGAGAAGCAGCGAAAGCGTGCAGATACGACCGGTAGCGGCTCGCGCTGCTTACGAATCCATTTATGCACCAGGTTGGCATTGAGCCCGTGGCTG